CTGGCGGTGGTGGCGGCGGTGTTGGCTATGCGGCAGGTGCTGGTGTTGCGGGTCTTGGAGGTGGTACTGCAACCACGGCGCAAAAGGGCGGCGCATCAGACGGCGCAAACGATGCGTCCACAGGAAACGCATCTAACGCAACAGCAAACACTGGCGGCGGTGCTGGCGGTGGCGGTGGCACTGGCACAACAAACAACGGCGGAACTGGCGGTTCAGGTATCGTAATTATTAAGTATGTCGTTGCAGCAGCCCCACAGAACACAGTAGCCCCTGCGGTCACGGGTACGGCAACGGTTGGTCAGACGCTCTCCTGCACGACAGGGACTTGGAGTGGTACGGCTACGATCTCCTACGCCTACCAGTGGCAGCGCGTTACTACTAACATTGGCGGGGCTACGTCCAGCACCTACGTCTTAGTTTCTGGCGATATTGGTTCGACTATCCGCTGTGTGGTCACGGCAACAAACACTAACGGCGCTGCATCCGCTAACTCTAACGCTACGGCTGCGGTAGCTAACCCAACACCTAACGTCGAGTACCTTGTCGTAGCGGGTGGCGCGGGAGGCGGGTATTCAAGGGGCGGCGGTGGCGGTGCGGGAGGCTACAGAACCGCAACAGGGTTTGCGGTTTCGTCGGGAACTCCAATTACAGTAACTGTTGGCGCTGGCGGTGCTGCGGGGACTTCGGGCGTTAGAGGCGTTAATGGTTCTGATTCCGTGTTCTCCTCAATCACCTCAACAGGTGGTGGTGGCGGTGCAACAAATACAGCAACAACTCCCGGTAATGGTGGATCAGGTGGCGGTGGGCATCCAAATTCCGTTGGGCCTTTTGGAACTGGCAATACTCCGTCCACAAGCCCAAGTCAGGGCAATAACGGTGGTGTTGCACAAGCATCCCCAGAAGCCCCCGGCGGCGGTGGTGGGGCTAGTGCTGTTGGTGCAGCAGGGAGTGGCAGTCAGGCGGGGGCGGGCGGTGCTGGTAGTTCTAGCAGCATCAGCGGTTCCTCAGTTACTTACGCTGGCGGTGGTGGCGCAGGGTGTTACACAGCCGGTGGTGTTTCTCCCGGTGCAGGTGGAGCGGGAGGAGGTGGAGCAGGGCAACAGAATGCTACAGGCACTTCCGGTACTGCTAGTACGGGGGGAGGAGGAGGCGGTGGCGGTGGAGATGGGCCAAACAACGGCGGAGCTGGCGGTTCAGGCATAGTCATAATTCGCTACGTAGATTCTTACAGCGCGGCAACATCTACGACTGGTTCACCAACAATCACGGTAGCCGGTGGGTACAGGGTTTATCAATGGACAGGATCAGGGAGCATCACAATATGAGTCACTTTGCGAAAGTAGAAAACGGCGTAGTTACCCAAGTCATCGTTGCAGATCAGGGCGTAATCGACTCAGGAATGTTTGGGTCAGGCTGGGTGCAGACCTCCTACAACACACGCGGTGGTGTCCACTACGGGCAAGACGGTCAACCTGACAGCGGTGTAGCCATGCGTAAGAATTACGCTGGTGTTGGTTTCGCCTACGACTCAACCCGCGATGCCTTCATTCCTCCACAACCCTTCCCTAGCTGGACTATGGATGAGGCAACCTGCTGGTGGACTGCGCCGACTCCGATGCCCGTGGATGACAAACGGTACACTTGGGATGAAGCTACGCTGGCTTGGGTTGCACAGTAATGGATAACCAGCACCTGATAAATGCTCTTCTCGGTGGAGGTCTCACCGTCCTCGGCTGGTTTGCGCGTGAACTCTGGTCTGCGGTTAAGGAACTCAAAGCCGACTTAGCCAAGCTGCGTGAAGACCTCCCAAAAGAATATGTTGCGCGTGACGATTACCGGGAGGACATCCGGGACATCAAGGCGATGCTGGCTAAGATATTCGAGAAGCTGGAACAGAAAGCCGACAGGTAATGAACCCGCTGCTCTTATCTGGATTGTTTGATTTAGGTAAGGGGCTGATTGATCGGTTTTTTCCTGATCCTGTAGCTAAAGCTGCCGCCACTCTAGAACTTGCTCGTATGGAGCAAAACGGGGAACTTGCAAAACTTGCCTCGGCTACTGACTTAGCTAAGTTACAGATTCAAACGAACATCGAAGAAGCTAAAAACCCTAACTGGTTTATTTCTGGATGGCGACCTGCGGTTGGCTGGACTTGTGCGGGTGGTCTGTTTTACCAAGTGATTGCTAGGCCAATATTGGGCTGGATAATGCAAAACCTGTTTGGCTGGACGTTACCGCCCTCGTTGGAGATGGACACGCTGATGACGGTGCTGTTCGGAATGCTTGGTCTTGGCGCGTACAGGACGGTGGAGAAAGTTAAAGGCGCGGAAGGTAATCGGTAATGCAGCTAAGTGAGCATTTCAGCTACGCCGAGCTGACCCGCACCGACCACCGCGCCCTCGACAACACCCCCGACGACCGGGCGCTGACCAACCTCAGGCGCCTCGCCGTACTGCTGGAGTCACTCAGGAACCTCCTAGGGGGCGGGGCAGTCGTAATAAACTCCGCCTACCGCTCCAAGGCCGTCAACGACGCGGTGGGCTCCAAGGACACCAGCCAGCACAGGCTGGGCTGCGCCGCGGACCTCCGCGTGCCCGGCATGACCCCGGACGAGGTGGTGCGGTGTGTGGTTGACTCCGACCTCCCCTTCGATCAGGTCATACGCGAGTTTGACAGCTGGACCCATATCTCGGTGCCAAACACCCTGAGTGACGCACCGAGGCGCGGCGCCTTAATTATTGACAAAACCGGAACGAGGAAATATGCCTAAGATTATTCTGTTTGCCCTCCTGACGCTGGCCTCACAGCTCTCCATCGCGGACCCACTCAGCCTCAAGATATGCAAGGGCGAGTACGCCCTGTGCGCCGCCAGCCCCACCGCCCCGACAGGGAATTCCATCACCGTGAAAGGCACCGCCTTCCGGGAGGGCATCTCCGTGTGCCCCGTGCTGAACGGGAGTGCCTTCGCGGACATGAGCCTGATGTTTAACTCCTGCAAGGCACCCGCCGGGTTCGTCTGGAGCCTCTTCTCCACCGAGACGAGTTACCCGCAGGCCCCCACGTGGGCCGTCAAGCCGGCCGTGATCCGCACCTTCACCACCACAATAGCGCCGGGGGGTGGGATGGCCAACCAGTGGTCCATGCTGTGCCGCAAGCGCGACAAGAAAGTCAACGGGGTGACGCTCGCGGATTGCCTCGGCCCCATGAACGAGAGCCCGTGGACGGCCACCACCATCCCCCCGGGGGCGCTGGTGGGCACCGCGGCGCCAGTCGGCGCCAAGAACCCCGTCGGGGGCAACATCCCTCAAAGGTGATTGACTCCCGGCGCTAATTTTGTATTAGTGTTGGGTGTAGGTTACATGGGAGGTGCCCGTGCTCAAGCCCGGCCTGACGGTACTCGTCATTGGATTTGTACTAGCCTCGATGTTCATCGGCTCCACGGAACCCGTGGAGGAGCCACCAACTAGGGCCGGTATACAGCCCACAACCGTAGAGTTCATAACCCGCCTCGAGGGCTTCCGAAACAGCGCCTACAGGGACATACAGGGCAACTGGACGATTGGGGTGGGGCACCACATCAGGAAGGGGGAGCGGAGGCTCCTGAGGGCCGTCCTGAGCGACCCCGAGGTGCTCGAGATGTTCCTGTACGACTTGGCCAAGTGCGAGCTGGCCATATCGGACGCCCTCTGGGTGCCGTACACCCAGAACCAGTTCGACGCCATGGCCTCCCTGTGCTTCAACATCGGGGAGGACAGGTTCAAGGGCTCCGAGGTCGTCCGCAGGATGAATCTGGGGGACGAGGCGGGCGCCGGGAGGGCGTTCCTTGGGTGGGTCAAGCCCAAGGCGCTGACTAAGCGCCGGCACCGGGAGGTGGCGCTCTTTCTTGCTAAGTAGGGGCGAAAACACCCCGTTTTTTGCATAAGTGGTTATAGGAGTAGGCCACTCCGCGATCCGACAAACACTAACCTCGAGGTTACCATGAAAGAATTTAACGCTCTCCCGAAGATGAAGTCCGACATTAAGTGCTACAAGGAGGGTGGGGCTGTCTACAAGAGCCGCCACAGCGAGACCTCCGAGGGCCCGCAGGACGTGGCTCAGGACAAGAAGATCGTCAAGAAGGCCTTCTCGATGCACGACAAGCAGGAGCACGAGGGCTCGAAGACAGACCTCTCCAAGCTCCGCCGGGGTGGCCGCGCCAAGAAGGAGAAGGGCACCGTCAGCATGTTCAAGGACGGCGGGATGACCAAGGTCAAGCCCACGGGCGACAAGAAGGCCCGCGCCCCCTCGGCGGCGATGAAGTTCAAGGACGGCGGGATGGTCAAGGTCAAGCCCACGGGCGACAAGAAGGCCTGCGCCCCCTCCGCGGCGGTGAAGCTCAAGGCCGGCGGGATGACCAAGGTCAAGCCCACGGGCGACAAGAAGGCCGACGCCCCCTCCAAGGCCGCGGTCAAGGGCAAGGAGACGCCCTCGTTCGCCGCCGGCGGGCGCCCGGGCGCAATGTCGCTAGAGAGTCGGCGAGCCTCCGGCTACAGCAACCTGCGGGACTATTTAAATTCACTTAGTGGCAAACGACGCGCCGACGAAACGCCAGCGCAGCACGAGGCGATTCAGGCCGCCGCGGCCGCAAAGCGCGGCGAGGCCTACTCGAAGCCGCAGCCCATGAACGTCGGCGAGGCCTACTCGAAGCCGCAGCCCATGAACGTCGGCGAGGGGGAGAAAACGTCCCAAGCAGACATGAGCAAATACGACGGTTTAGCCGAGGGCGGCAGCATGACCCCCGAGATGATGCAGCAGGTGCAGGACGCATATCAGCAGCGCGCCTCTGGCAGCGCCTACGGCAACGCGATGACCTACCCCGACTCGCAGGACGCCAACAACGGCATGGGTGGCATCTCCCCCGCGGAGCGCGCGATCCTCGCCAAGTTGATGGCAAGGAAACGGCTCGGCTCGGGCGCACCCGCCGCGCCCTCCCCCATGACCCCGCAGCGCCCCCCGATGCCGATGCCCCCGTCCTACCCGGGGTACGCCGACGGCGGCGCGATCCCCATGGGCGGCATGGGACCCGCGCAGCCCTCCGGCGGCATGGGCGCGGCGGCTAACGGCGTCATACCCCAGCCGGGCGCGATGCAGCCCCAGCAGCAGGGTCTTATCAGCCCCTACCGCACCGGGTTTTAAATGTCGTACTCGGGGACAATTAACCAGACCAAGATAACGGTCGCGCAGCTTATCGAGTTCGCGTTCCGTGAGTCTGGGAAGGCCGCGGAGGAGCAGACGCCCCAGTACGTCAACGGGGCGCGTCAGGCACTCTTCTACATACTCCAGAACGCCTCCAACCGTGGCGTGAACCTCTGGATGCTGAAGAGCATCCTCTTGGGGACGCAGACCAACCAGTCCGTCCTGACACTCCCCGAGGGCACGATAGACGTCCGTGAGGCGAACTGGCGCTACATCATCACGCCCCAGATCAGCTCCGCGCTGCCCACAACCAACGTCAACGCAATAAATCTTTTTAGTCAGACCCTCGACAACTACGCCACCTCCGCCGCGGCCCCGAACAACTGGTTCGGCGCATCGTACAGCGCGGGGCAGAGGATCATTCAGGCGGGCTTTAACTCATACGGGGCGGCGACGTACAACTTCGTCTTCGAGACCAGCGAGGACGGCGTGACGTGGGTTGTGCGACAGACACTCCCCGCGGTCACCCTTGCGGACAGGGAGTGGTACTACTTTCAGGTCGACCCCACCCCCGAGCACATCTACTACCGCCTCCGTGAGACGGTGGCCACCACGTTCTCACTGCGCCAGATTTCGTTCTCCTACACGCAGCAGGACATCCCGCTGGCGCGGCTGAACCGGGACGACTACTGGAACCTGCCCAACAAGCAGTTCACGAGCCAACGCTCCCTGCAGTACTGGATGGACCGTCAGGTCGTGCCACAGATGTACCTCTGGCCAATCCCCGACAACGACTTCCAAGTATTCCAGCTTGTCATAGAGACCCAGCTGCAGGACGTCGGGACGCTCACGGACAGCCTCTACATGCCCAACAGGTGGCTCGCCGCCATACAAGCCCAGCTCTCCCACAAGGTGTCTTTGCAGGTGCCCGGGGTAGACCTTGCCCGCATCACGTACCTCGAGGGTCAGGCCAAGGAGTGGCTGCGTCAGGCCGAGGACGAGGAGCGCGACAAGTCCCCGATCTACCTGACACCTAACATTTCGTACTACACGAGGTAGCCATGGCCGCACAGGCAATGACGTATGACAGTCTGGTCACGGACGTTATAACTTACTCGGAGCGGAACGACGACTCCTTCCTCGACCAGATACCGCGACTCATCATGCTGGCGGAGCAGGAGATAGCCTCTCAGGTCAAGACCCTCTGGGAGCTCTCCCCCGTCAACACGACCCTCATAGCCGGGACGCAGGGCGCCACGCTGGTGAAGCCCGCGCGCTGGAGGAAGACCGTCTCCATGAGCATCAACGGGGCACCCGTGATGCACCGCTCGCAGGACTACGTCGCGATGTATCAGGGCGAGACACCCGAGGGTCAGCCGATCTACTACGCGGACTACGACTACAACCACTGGTCATTCGCCCCCATACCCGACCTAGCGTACACGGTGCAGGCGACCTACTACAGCCGCATACAGCCCCTCGACGCGGAGAACCAAGAGAACCTCATCACGCGGGAGGCGCCGCAGGCGCTGCTCTTTGGCACCCTCCTGCAGGCTCAGGGCTTCCTGAAGTCGCTGGACAAGATTGGCGTCTGGAAGCAGTACTACGACACCTCCATGGCCGCGCTCAAGGGCGAGAACGCAAGCCGCGGCATAGACCGCAACACCAGCATTCAGGAGCCGTAAAGATGACCACATTCACATCCCCCTTCACGGGGGACGTCGTCCAGCCGACAGACGTAAGCTACCTCAGCCTGTCATTTAGCGCGGACGTCTCCCTGACGTGGCCCGCGTACGTCGCACCGGGCGGGGTGGACACGGCAGCGGCGCGCATCATCGACTGCGACCAGAGCGTCGACGAGCTAATTATAACGCTGCCCTACGGCGATCAGGGCTCCGTCGGGACGGACATACTCTTCCGCAACGTCAGCGCCTACACCCTCATCATTCAGGACAAGGACAACGCCAACTCGGTGGTACTTGCCGCCGGTGACGCGCGGTACTTCTACCTCGTCGACAACAGCACCAGCGCGGGTGTCTGGCACAACTTCACCTACGGCACGGGCACCTCCGCGGCGGACGCGGCCTCCTTGGCCGGCAGCGGGCTCACCACATCGAGCGGCCTGCTGGCGACCTCCTACGGCATCGTGACCACCTCCGTGGCGCCGACGATAAACAACGCCAGCCGGGCGCTCAGTTACATCTGGACGGGCGGGGCGGACACCGTCACCCTCCCCACGGCGGCGAGCATCACCCCGGGGTGGTACATCCTCTTCCGCAACAGCGGCACGGGCGCGATCTCCATGGTGCCTCAGGGCACCTCGACACTGAACGGCTCCGTTACGGTGACCTTCAACCCGGGCGACTCGGGCATGGTCGTGTTCGACTACGTCAACGGGGACTTCTACACCGTCGGCCTCGCGAACCCCACCAGCGCAACCTTCACGGCGGCCACCTACGACGTCGACAGCATCCCCGGCACCACACTAAGCCTCGTCAGCTTCGCGCCCATCATCCAGACCTACGTGGCCTTGGCCGGGACGCGCGCGGTGGACCTCGACGTGACGCTGCCCGCCATCACGCAGATTTACATCCTCTCGAACGCCACAAACCAGAACGGGTACGACGTCACGTTCCAAGTCTCTGGCAGCTCGCAGGCACCCATATCGCTGCTGTCCAACACGACGGCGGTGGTCCTGAGCGACGGCAACTTCCTGTACATCCTGACGCAGTCGGGGACAGCGACCTACTTTGTAGCGGACGGCTCCGCCGGCGCGCCCTCCTTCTCCTTCATCAACGACACCACGACGGGGATGTACCTCGCCTCGAGTGCGCAGCTTGGGCTGACGGCGGGGGGTGTCAACATGATGACCATCGACAACAGCAACCCACTCTCCCCGCAGATAAGCACGGTGGCCACGTTTAACGCGGCGCTTATCGGCGGCGGTACGTTTTAGTGGCGGAGACTCAGCAGCCGCTGATCTACACCCTCGGCGTACAGCCGGGCATAAAGCGGGACGGGACGGTCTTCGAGGCGCGCGAGTTCAGCGACGGCACGTGGACAAGGTTCCAGCGTGGCGTCCCCAAGAAGATGGGTGGCTACCGTCAGATGTTCAGGACGCCCAACGGCATCCCGCGCGGCATGGTCACGAACCCCTACAATGGGGTGAACTACATTTTTATTGGCAACAGCGACGGCCTCGACGTCTTCACGACCAGCACCAACGTGGGCATCGGGGCGGGGCCCTACGTCGCCGCACTGAGCAACTTCGCGGCCAACGCCAACAACCTCTGGCAGTTTGACCTGCAGTACGAGCCGAACGGCGGGGCGCTTAATGTTCTGGCGCACCCCGGGCAGAACCTTGCCAACATCGACAACGGCGTCGCGACGCAGGTACTCGTCGGGGACACCCTCCCCGGTGCGGGTCAGGTCTGGACGTTCGCGGGTTTGTTTGACACGGGCGGGAGCGCCCCCACGGGGGACCCCATCTCCGTCGACGGCGGGGTGTGCGTGCTGTACCCCTTCATCTTCGTGTACGGCTCCAACGGGTACATCGCCAACAACAACGTCGACAGCAATTACGCGAATCAGGTGCTGACGGACTGGAACGGCGCCCTCGCGAACAAGGTCAACATGGCCTCCAGCAAGATCGTGAAGGGTGTCCCCGTGCGGGGCGGCACGCAGTCCCCCTCGGGGCTCTTCTGGGCCACGGACAGCCTCATACGTGTCTCCTTCGTCAACGCGGCGCCGATCTACTGGCGCTACGATATTATTTCCAGCCAAATCTCTATCATGTCCTCAAACTCCGTCGTGGAGATGGACGGCGTGTACTACTGGATGGGCGTGGACCGATTCTACTCCTACAATGGGTCGGTGCAGGTTGTGCCAAACGATAAGAACATAAACTGGCTCTTCGACAACCTTAACTTTGAGCAGCGCCAGAAGGTCTGGGCGACCAAGGTCCCACGCTTTAACGAGATTTGGTTTTTTTATCCCCGCGGCACGGAGACCGAGTGCTCCGACGCGATCATCTACAACGTCAAGGACAAAATCTGGTACGACGCCGGGAGCGCGATCGGCTCCCGCCGGTCGTGTGGCTACACCACCGAGATTTTCCCCAGCCCCATCTGGTGCGGGTGGGACTACGAGTGGGTCTTCGGCGCGCCCCACGTCGTGGCCGCGACGCCCGCGGGCTCCTACACCACGACGAGCGTTATCGGGGGCATCGCCGGGACGACACTCACCGTCGCATCGGGGAGTGGCGTAAAGATTGGCATGGTGCTGACCGGCACCGGCGTCACGGCGGGCACCACGGTCACCACCCTTGGCAGCGGCACGGGCGGCGCGGGG